CCCGAGCATTGCCGGACACCTGCGCATCGCCGTACACCTGCGCATCGCCGTACACCTGCGCATCGCCGTACACCCGCGCATCGCCGTACACCTGCGCATCGCCGTACACCCAAGCATTGCCTTCTTGACTTAGGTTTTCTTCTTTTTCGATATATCCTCCAAGTTCTCCTTCTTTTGCATACTTGAACGTCTTCGTACATCTGATTTGGTACAACTTTGTTCCAGACTCGTTTACTACATAGTTTTCCGTTAGTTCAAATTTCTTTTCCATAATTTTTGTTTTTTTAATTGTTAGTAATTGCTTTTAGTTATAAGGTGCAGGGGCGTATATAGGTGCCTTGATTTAATATTTAAAATCTTAATCCTGTTGCATTTTGATATTCTTTTTCGACTCTTTCTGCTCCAAGCAAGAAGCAATTTTCGTCTTTTTCTATGCAAATACATTTTCTATTTGTATAAAGACAAGCAATGGCCGTACTCATACTTCCGGAAGCGAAATCAAGAACTGTGTCTCCCTCTTTCGTATATGTTTGTATAAGATACATTAACAGCGCGATGGGTTTTTGATTAACATGAATTGTTTTTCCCTCTGATTCTGCTGTTTTGAAATATTTTACACTTCGTGGATACCTTGTCCCTTTGTTTTCGTTTCTAAAAGTAGGATTTGGCACATTGTTAACTCCCGTCCAATTGCTTCCTCTTTTAGTGCGATTTCCATAAGGTTCTCCTTCCTCCATAATTGGATAATAAGGGATTTTACCTTTACCAAAAATACTGATTAATTCATGCGCTTTCAAAGGTTGTTTTTTAGCGAGTAGAAAGTTACTTGCTTTCGATTTCACCCAGACCCAATCATATTTAAATTCATTTAAATTGCTACAACGAAGAAGGCTGCTAAACGGTTCGCTTCCAAATAAAGCCGTAGGCGCATTTTCTTTCCTTATTCTTTTAATCTCCTTCCACATTTCATCAAAAGGAATAATTTTGTCCCACTGAGATGCTGTTGTGCCAAAAGGAGGATCGCATAGGATTAAATCAATACTTGAACTTTGTAGGAGAGGCATTACTTCCAAACAATCATAGTTGTATAAAGTGATGTCCTTACCGAAAAATGTATTTTTCATGGTATTAATGTCTTATTCTATTTATTAGTTCTAAGAAATGATATTTTCCTTTAACCGTTACTAACGTTTGAGTTCCAGTCTTTTCTCCTCTTACCCATTCTTTTAGCTCGAAGTAAATTCCTACATATTTAGCGACTGGCTTTAAAGTTCCTTTTTGATCCCTATATATGTAGTTTTTGTCGATTAGAAAAAAGATAAACGCTTTTTCCGATACGCCTAACATTTTTGCTGTATCTCTGAAATTAGTAAGACCACCTCTATCTACTATTTCATCGAAATATTCGGCTTTAGGCTTCATGTCTTTGTTTTCAATCTGCAACCGTTCGTTTTCCTCTACCTGTACAAGGAGTTCCTTTAAAGCCTCTTTGTACGTTTGAGGTAGTTTTGGCTGCATAGCTTTCAATGCCTTTTCCATTTCATTGAATCGGTTTATATAAGCCATCTTAAAGTTATTGTATCCTTGTATGTTAAACATATAAATAATAAAACCGTCCTTTGTCAAAAGATATTCATTGTAAACATTACCATTATGCACATAACTACTTAACACAAAGGAACGACGAACATTTTCGTCATTAGAAATTTTACTAATTTGGTTAACTACATCGGAATGTCTTTTGCCGAGTTGATCTGCGATCACTCTACTACTTACAAAATTTACACCGTCTTTGGTTTCAATCTTTACATTAATTAATTCGTTCATTTCTTTTCTCTTTTATTGCTCTTGTAAAACATATCTATTGTATCTCCAACGACTGCTATTAGTACAGCCAATACGACAGAAGTTACCTTTATATCATCTAAGTAATCTGGGTGTATGCTTGTAGCTATTATGTGTGCGGAAATTAGCATAATTGTTCTCATGGTCAAATGTAGTTTTCAACATTATACTTCTTTCTTTCTTCTTCTGTTAATTGCCTTCTCTCCCCACAGCATTTACATTGCATAGTAGCATAATACTTAGGAAAGGTAGGCGTTAGTTCCCAGACATGTTCTCCGCCATTAAGACAGTCAGCTTTGTCTACTTCATAGTAATAGCTGATACTGGTAGTATAGACGAATTCTTTATCGCAATGATGGCAATATTGGGTGTGAGTTACACCTTCTTCATAACCATAGCCATCTTCATGGTCAATATTTAAACCTTTGCCGCAATATGGGCATTCTACATCAAATTCTTCCATTGTTATTATATATTATTGATTAAGTTATTCAGGCAATGCTAACCTACGTGCGTGAAGTCCCCTTAGAAGATAAGTTTAATAAAAAACAAATCAACTTTCGGGAACGCTATTCAAATCATTCAGTATAAAGCTGAACCTTTTCAAGCGTGTCGTTTCATAGAGTAGATAAACGACTTTAAACCTTTTAGATTACTACTCAATCTCCGAACCCAGTTGTTTAATCGCATCCCCGACTGGTTGCATGTTGTTCGGCTTCCTCTATGCAAATAGACTTTATTACGAGTGGCGGAAACGAAATAATAAAGCCGTATCAGAAGACTAATACGGCTGAAAACAAAATACCCGTATATGGTCAAATGTAAGAGCTACACATATACGGGTAATTGCTTAATATATTTTTATATATGAAAGATTCTATTATGTCCGCATTAGGCTCTTACTTCTAATACATCAGCAAATATCCGCATTCTTTTTGAATTATCAAAGCATTGTTTGCTATTTAACATTTATTATAAACTTGAAGTGGCAGTTTTTCTACGATAAAAACTGCATATAACATTATCAAAATCTTCGCCCATTTCTCCATCAATACAATTAGGCAAAGAATCAGGTTTGCTACATTCCCTAAAGCGATAAAAGCAACATCTGTAACAAGTGGCTTTAAAATCTTCATCCAAACGAAAAATTATATCATCAATTTCACCAGTTACTTTTTCAACCAAGCCATAATTAGGCAAATTATATACGCCTATTACCTTAAATAGTTCTCTTCCCATAATTCTCCTATTGTTTATATTGATAAAAATGTTCAAATAACTCATCTACTGTAGCCTTGTGAGGTGAGCACTCATATTTATATATCCAAGCATTAATATATGCTACTTCATCGGGGCATTTTTCCCAATGATAACCATCAGTAAACCATTGCATATAATTGTTATCGTCCCTCAATGCAGCTATAGCAAGAAACAAATCCTCTTCGACTCCACAATCAATAAATTTCCCGCATAAGAGGCTATGTTTATCAAAAGGAATATCAAAAGCATTCGCTATCACATAATGAGGAATGTCAAAACCCTTTTCATGGGAATATTGATAAGCCCATATTATATGGCAATCATCCGTCCAGACAGGAGAATTTTTGATATACCCCAATTCTTCTAATCTCTTACGAAGTTCCTCCGTATTTTTTCTAATAAAACAGGGTGTTGTAAATTCCATAACTTTTTATTATCTGGTTTAATATGCTTTCTTCAACTTATTAAAAGGTTTCGGTCTCTCAGACTTAATCGCATCTTTAAAATCCATTATCAACTGATAAAGTTGGTCTCTATAAATGTCACCTTTTTTATAATCAGTTTTATAAACCGGGTTTCCTATAGTAATTTCACTCTTATACGTATTCAGCGCATTAAGATATATTGCTCCCCATTCAGTCAGTTCCACAGTAACAGTATCATTTAAATCTATAGTTTCCATAATTCATTTCTATATTGTTTTGATATTAAACCAATTTTATTTTCATTTTGACATCAACTGGTGTATCTTTCATCGTCTTGAAGGCATCCAAGATTCTTTCTTTTACTAACCGAGGTTGTTCGGTCAATATTTCTCTTTCAATTAATTCGACAGGTATTTCTTTCCCATCGTATGTTATCAAACGGAGTTCAGTTATTATATATGGTTTCATCTTGTTGGGGCTTAAATAGTTACTCAAATAATAGTTATTTTAATTTTGTCATCTTTCCAATGCCTCATCCAAAGAAACTTTATTGGGCGTTTTTAGATAGTTATAACCGCCATTTCTAACTATCTTCATGTTACCAATAAAAGCAGTCTCAAAACCAAGTTCTTTCAATTCTAAATATTTCTTTTTACTCATTTGGTTAGAAATGACATGGGATTGACCATAAGCGTTTGGTTTTTTCTCTTTAGCATAAAGATTTACGGCTATTTCTCCGCCTCTTGTGCGGAATATAGAATTATATTTAAGAGGAATAAAAACTCCTTCTTCCTCTATTCCGTTTATTTCTTCCCTTGTTATAATGGCATTATTGAATGATGTAAGCTTTAATAATATTTGATAGTCTACCATTTACTCCTCCTTTTTAAAGGGCGCTTATCTCCAAGTTTACACTTGTCTATTTTGACGTTGCGCCGAACCAAACTTGATTTTAATTACGTTTATAATAGCGTTATACTGCTTTTCATAAACTGTCCCAGCATGGGTCGCTTTTACTTTCGCTTCAAATTCTTCAATGCTACCACGAAAACAACCACAAGTTATTTCAACGGTGTTATCACTTGTCAGATAAGCGTGCGTGTGTCTATTGGAAGAACCGAAACAGTCAAAACCGCAATGGTCTGCATCGCTTTTGAGGCATGCGTTGCCGGACACCCGTGCATCGCCGGACACCTGCGCATTGCCGTACACCTGCGCATTGCCGTACACCTGCGCATC